AGCAACTTCCTTGATATCGCTTTAGAAAAAGCAATTCCCCAAGCACAATTAACCGAAGCAGTAACAAATGTTTATGCTCGTAAGAAGCTTGATGAGATTCGTTCATTGGTAGGAATCGACCAAGAACATATTAACGAATCAATCAAAGGGACAATTTCCAAAGGTAAATCAAAAATTGATGAACTTGCAGAAAAACTTAATGAATCTTACAAAGAGAATGAAGTTCTCTTGAATAAGATTAAAGAGACAGAAGCAAAAACATTGCTTGAGGAAAAAACTCATGGAATGTCTTCTTCTAAAAAAGAATTTGTATTTAAATTATTGAACGACAAAGAAAGTTCCTATATTCAAGAGAATTTTAACTACGTTGTTGAGATGTTCGAACGCAGTGAGGAAGAAACTGCTAATGAACTTGCTAAAGAAGCTACGCAAAAAGCCCAAACGCTTAATGCAAAGGTTCCTACAGCCAGAACATTGGTAAGTGAATCCAATGAATCTAACAGTGATCTACGTCACGTTAGCGAATATCTGAATGAGTTAAAGAGAAAGTAATACTTTCTTTTTAATTTGTATTCTATCCATAGAACAAACAAAATGAAAAACGTAAATCCAGCCACAGGCTATATTGATCGTTCTCGCGCTTCGCAATTAGTTGAGAAGTGGGCACCAGTTCTCGATTACACATCCGATAAGGTTGCGCCAATCGAAAACGAACATGCTCGTCTCACAACTGCGATTCTGATGGAAAACCAAGAGAGATGGTGCATTGAAGAAGCAGGTAATACTGCTGGTGCAGGTGGAGTGTTCGGAGGACCATCAGGTTCCAACGGACCTCTTTACAGTCCTCCCGGTTCAATCACATCAGGCGATAATTATGCTCCCGGAGACAGCCGCTTACCTAAGATTCTTATCCCAATGGTACGCCGTACTTTCCCAGAGCTTATCACAAACGAGATCGTCGGTGTTCAGCCAATGAGTGGACCAGTAGGTTTAGCTTTTGCATTGCGTTACCGCTATGAGGCCCAAAGTCTTGGAGCCAATGGAATTGATGGTTACACATACGGATCTACTGATGTAGGTAAAGACGGTGTTCCACGTTCCGGTGGCGACGAGATTGGGTATCAATACTTAGATACAAGATTCACAGGTACAAGCGCAGAATCACTTTCTGGCTTGGATGATGGCAATTTCGATGTTCTGGCAACAGACACAGGCGTTGCTGCTATCCTCAGTAACTATGAATTAACTGGCAACATTCCTCAAGTTGTTGTTGAGTTCTCCAAAACAGCCGTCGAAGCTGGCACACGCCGCCTCGCCGCTCGCTGGTCTGTAGAACTTGAGCAAGACTTGAAGAACATGAACGGACTTGATATCGACTCTGAATTAACAAACGCTATGTCGTATGAAATTCAAGCCGAAATTGACCGTGAAATGGTTATCAGAATGATCCAAGTATGTCTCAATGCAGGTAACCCAAATGGATACACATTCTGGAATGCTTCATCAGCCGATGCACGTTGGCTTGGTGAACGCAACAGAGACTTCTACAGCAAGGTAATTGTTGAAGCAAACCGCATCGCCATCCGCAACCGCAGAGGCAGCGCAAACTTCGTCATTGCCACACCTCGCGTGTGTGCTATCCTTGAGATGCTCCCTGAATTCCAATGGATGCCGGTAAACGGCAACGTAAACACACAACCAACAGGCATTGCCAAAGTTGGCACATTAGGTGGACGTTTCCAAGTTTATCGTGACACCCGTACGGATGCTCAGTATCTTGCAGGCTATCGCGGCTCAAACCAACTCGAATACGCTTTGTTAGGTTACAAAGGAACTGAATACTATGATACAGGTATCGTATACTGTCCTTACATCCCAGTTATGATCCAACGCACAATCGGTCCTAACGACTTCGCTCCTAGAGTGGGTCTTATGACACGTTATGGCGTTGTTGATCATATCTTTGGTGCAAACTTATACTATCACATCATCATAGTAAAAGGTCTTTCTAACCAAGACGCAAGCAACGGGTTCCCCGGTGGGGCTACTGGTCAAGTCACTTACCTCTAATTAAAGTTAGAGTTAAAAAAAATCGCCTTACCCAGATTGCTATGGGTAAGGCACTTTTTTGTTTTTTTTTTAAAAAAAAATTAACTATCTTTTCTAAATTCACCTTCAATTAAATCTAAAGTGTTTGTCTTTTTTGAAGGTTTATCGAACATTTGTTTCATTATTTCATCACGGGTAGCGATTAATACATTAGTGGTGTTTGGTAACATTGGACGATTTTCATTAGATTCAATTTCCATCTGTTTAATCTCTTTATTGCTTTTATTGATTTTATTTTGAATATTGATTTTATTTAATTGATCCAAGGCTTTTGTTGCAGAATTTATAAGTTGAGACAAAGCAGCAACTTCTTTGGGATCACTACCAGTTAAAACTGTGTCTTTTAAAGATTGAACAGCACCTAAAGTGGATTCCACCAATTCTGCTGACTTCTTATATACATAATCCCCAACATTATCATCATTAACAACATCATTGTTAGTGGGTTGTGGGTCTTTATTAGTTATAGTGGAAATTTCATCAGCTTTTAATTCTTGAATAATAGCATCTACTTCGCTAGTGTTATCTGTTGTCATATAAATATACTTACAGATGTTAATAGATGAGACAATAAAAAATAATAGACAAAATTTAAAAATAGAGTAAATAATAATATGACAACAGTTACAATTCAAGGTGTTAATTATACAATTCCTAACGATAAAGTGCAATTTATTGTAGAAATGCTTAAATCTTATAGAGTTACAGAAACATATCAACAACAAGTTAGAGAGGTTATAACAAACCATCCTTTTGTTGATGGTAAAACACTCATTAATGGTTGACTTTTTAATTTATTAGACCTACAATGTAGGGATGAGTTTGTATAGTAGTCTTTGGGTACAGAAATACGCTCCAAAGAAATTGAGTGATTTGGTATTATCAGATGATAATAGAGATTTTTTCTCTAAAATCGATGATGATACTCCTCATTTACTTTTATATGGTAATGCAGGAACAGGTAAAACGACTTTAGCCAAGATTATAGTTAATAGTATTTTAAAATGTCAGTATCTTTATATTAATGCATCTGACGAAAACGGTGTAGATACTATCAGAAACAAAGTAACATCTTTTTCTCAAACAAGATCATTGGATGGGAAAAAGAAAGTAATAATTCTTGATGAATTTTGTGGAACTACACCGGAAGCACAGAGAATTCTTCGAAATGTCATGGAAGAATATGCCTCTACTACAAGGTTTATTCTTACTTCTAATTACATTAATAGAATTATAGAACCTATTCAATCTCGTTGTCTTCTTTTCAATATAGTACCAAAACTTGAACAAACAGTTTTGAGGTGTATGAACATTTTAAAGCAAGAAAATGTTAAAATTGAATCTGATACTGTTTTAATAACATATATTAAAAATAACTTTCCCGATATTAGAAGAATCATTAATGATCTTCAAAAATTTTCTATTACAGGAGTATTGCAGATTAAAGAAAACGATCAGGTAAAGAATTATGCTAATACAATTTTACAGTTTTTGATAGAAAAGAAATCTATTATTGATATTAGAAAATTTATCATTCAAGAAGAAAGAAATTTTGCTTCTGACTATCAAACTTTATTGAAAGAATTGTTTGATTTAGTGTATGATTCTGATCTTAAAGAAGATACTAAAAAGGCAGCAATGTTAGAAATAGGTGAACATCTTTATAGAGATAATTTCGTTATGGATCACGAAATTAATTGTTTTTGTTGTATGTTAAACCTTACAAAAATTATTTAGATTTTTACGTTTTTTGTAGGTAGTGTATTGTCTGTTGGTTGATTACCAATATTAATACTAACATTAATAGCAGGTTCTGGTTTTGTACCAATAGGCTTTTCGTAATTATTTGGTATACCTTGAACTGGAGGTAAATTGTTTCCAAATCTTAATACTTCTATATAATTAAAATCTCCCGGAACTGTAAATTCAGCAACTTCGGTTGGAACTGCAACCGTTCTAGGATCCATTTTTAAAAGAAGGAAGCAATCTCCCGCACCACTATTATCATTAGCGTCTTTAACATCTTGCATTGCTCCATGACCTACTACTCTTTTAATAAAAAAGAAATAATCTCTGTCCATTAAAGATTGCAAAAATTCTACAAATTGTTGATCACCAGCATAATGCTGTTTAAAATAATTTGAATTTAAAAATTCTTTTTTTAATTTTACAGGACTTCCTTCTCTGAATCCACCATTGGAATAATGAGAAAAGGCAGTTTCTAACAAGGTTTCAAATTTATTAAATTTAGACATATAATAAGAATACTTATACTTATTTACCCCAAAAACATAAAAGATTTAAATAGATTTTTAACATAAGTATTAATATAATGGCTGTTATAGATTTAAATAATATTGTTAGACCTAAAAAGAAAAACAATCCTAGTACACAAATGACAGATGTTGTTATTGATCAACGTCCAGTTTATGTTGATTTACATTTAGATTTAACAGAAGATAAAAATATAGGTCTTGGTTTAAATCCAGTTAATAGCGGAGATATTTTAATAGATATTGACATAGAAGCTATTAAAAATTCTCTTAGAAACATCTTTAATACAAAAAGAGGACAAAAAATATTAAATCCAGAATTTGGATCATCTTTAGAACAATATCTTTTTACACCCATAACAGAATCAAATGCAAAAGCTATAGGAAACCAAATATTAAAATATGTAAATGAATATGAACCAAGAATTAGAATATCTAATGTAATAGTAAATCCAAACATTGATAAAAATTTATATTACATACAAATTTATTATAATTTATTGGAAATAAATAAAAATGAAATTATTAACATTATAGCACAATTAGGAGGGCAAGTCTTTATTTAAAGATAATTATTACAATGGCAACTGACACAAATTCTTTATATAATAAAAACTCATATATTAGTTTTGATGCTACAAGCATTAATAATTTGATTATTGATAGATTAAATCAAAGTGAAATTTTTACAGATCAAAATTATCAAGGATCTAATTTATCGTCTTTATTAGACGTAATTAGTTATACTTTTAGTACACTACTTTATTATTTAAATAAAACATCATCAGAAACAATGTTTTCGGAAGCTCAAATATACGAAAACATGAACAGAATTGTTAAACTTTTAAATTATAACCCTAAAGGAAAAATGGCACAAACAGTTGCTTATCAAATACAATCTGTTGGATTAGCTCAAAATAATTATATGATTCCTAGATATTCATATATTAAAATTGGATCTTTGTATTTTTCTTTTCCAAAAGACATATATTTTTCGTATCTTGATCAATCTAAAATAGAATTACAAAATTCGGATACAGATCTTTTTTTGTTTGAAGGAAAATTTAACGAATATCCTTTATATACAGCCATGGGTAGCATCAATGAAGTTTTATTTATAAATCTTGGAACAGATGTTTTTATAGATCATAATAATATTCACGTATATGTTAAAAAAGCAAATACAACAACATGGAAACAATGGCAAAGAACCGAAAATTTATTTTTAAATAAATCAACAGATGAAGTTTTTGAAGTTAGATATAATCCAAATAAAAATTATGAAATTAAATTTGGAGATAATATTAATGGATTGCAATTATCTACTGGTGATTCTATATTATTATATTATTTAGAAATAAATCCAAAAGCTAATACAATTGCGGGGAATACATTAATTACAAGTAAAATATTAACTTATAATAGTTTAAATTTTATTGATATTTTTAATAATACAAAAAAATATGATTCTATAGTTTTAGATAGAACAAATATTAGTTCTGTTATTATAAACAATTTATTTCCATCAACACCCTATAGCGAAGAAGAATCCGTAGAAGATATAAGAAAAAATGCACCCAAAAGTTTTTCGTATCAACAAAGATTAGTAACAGTTAATGATTTTCAAACATATATAAATAACAATTATTCAAATATTTTTTCGGATTGTTATGTTGTTAATAATGAAGATTATTTAAAAGGACATATGAAATATCTTTACGATATTGGTATAAAATCACCACAGCTTGATAATAGTGTATTATATAATCAAATTAAATTTTCAAATAGTTGTAATTTTAATAACATTTATGTTTATACAGTTCCTTTAAATGGAACACAGCAATATCCGACTGCATCTCAAAAAGAAATTTTTATAAATGATTTACAAGACCAAAAAGTTGTAACATCAGAAATTGTTCCAATGGATCCAATATATATGTTATTTGATTTTTATGTAAATTCTTCTGAATCAAATCCGTCAATAAACAATTTAAATCAAAACTTTTTATATGTCTATAAAAATAATAGTGTTAGACAATCTGATGTTGGTATTATTAATGATATTATTAACATTATTAAAAATTATTTTAATACTAAAAATGTAAATTTAGGTCAAATGATAGATATTAATAAAATAGTTTCTGATATGATAAGTTTAGATGGTGTAGAAAAAATACAAACTTATAGACAAGATACGAATACATATATTGATGGACTATCTTTATTATGTTGGAATAAAAGTTATCCAGAATTAGATGTTAGTGTTAAAAATAATAATTTTAAATTAGAATATTTTCAATATCCGTCTTTTAATAATATAGATAATTTAATCAATAAAATAAAAATTATTAATTCAACTGGAATTATAACAGTAACGGATTACTAGTCTATGCAAGCAAACGAACCAGCTTTTAATGAATCAATATATTTTGATTATGCTCCAGTTCCTACTTTTGCTGGTCATATAAATAGACATCCATTTAGATTGATCATAACATCATCAAATGACAATCAACATATTGTATATTTGGATTCAAAATTTTCTAAATCTTATAAACCACAAATTAATAAGTCAAAATGGTCATTTTTAAGACCAGAAGTTAGGTTTTTAGATTTAAGTGGAAATTATATAGAACAAATAATAACAAAAGACACAAAAATTTATAAAGATTCTAATGGTATTCTAAATACAATAAGTGGTACTTTTATGGGAATCAGCGGTTATGCTGAATTTTATTTTGTTGATGATCTTTATAACTATGATTTAGCTATTAATAACGAAAAATATTCTACAATAGTAGCAATACTTGAAACAAGCGGTATTAATTATTTTGATAATAGTATAACACCACATGTGTTATCTACAAATTATAGTAATTCTCAATCAATAGCATATCAACCTCACGTTTTTCTTTATAGAGATCCAGATTATATAAAAATTTCAGAAAACGGAATAAGAGATTTTATCAATCCAAGATGGCCTTCCGCAAACCAATATACAGTGTTTACTTTTAATTGGAATAAAGATTATAGCGTAAAATTTAATGATGGAAATGAAATAACACCCATAAAATTTGAATCTAATTTTAATAAATCTCTTCCGTCAAATACAAATACAGACACAATAACCATAGAATCAAAAAGTAATAATATAAAAATATATTATAATGATTTAATTAATGTTTTTTATAAAGATAATGATGATTATTTAACGCCGGGTTATTGTAAAACATTTTTTAATGTGGCAACTTCGCATAAAAATGTAAGATTGTCCGCTGTTTGTACATTTTCTTCACCAGATACACATGGAATGTTTTATCCTAGCAAATTATGGCTATCCAATCCAAATGCAGGTTTAATGAGTATAGTTGAATATAATGCTCCTGAAATTTTTAATTTAACTTCTCAATTTTTAATAAAAGCAAATATATTTAATTTTGAAGTACCTATTGTATATCCAACTTATAGAAAAGAAAATGGTATTTCTACGGATGTTTTTGAAGCTGGTGGTTACCATAGCATTGACAGTATTGCTGTTTTACCTTCACCTGAATTTAAAGCATGGGCAATCGATAGTGATTTAAATTATTTGTATAAAATAAACACTGATGGAAAAATATTATCAGCAATAAATCTTTTAACGCTTTATAAAAATAACAGTTCAATTTTACCAACACCTTTAATTCAAACACAAATATCACCAAACTCTATAGTTTTAGATGGAGATAAGAATATTTGGATAACGTTGTATGATAATAAATATATTTTAAATTTAGATTCAGAGGCAAATTTTGTTTATGTTTTAGATTTAACTTCATATATAAGTCAAATAATACCACCAAACATTAATAAAGATTGGTATATTTCAAACCAATCATATCCTAATATTGATGATCAAGTTCAAGAGTTTGTAGAACCTACATTTATTGATACTGACAGTCAAAATGATATATGGGTAACTTATTCAAATTATGCTAGTGGATTTTTGGCAAAATTTAATAGAAACAATGTATTATTAACATCTATATCATACCCAGTATGTTCTTGTCCACAAGATCTTATTGTGGATAATCAAGATAATGTATGGATTGCTCTTTCAAATAATATTTGGAGATCTATTGGTAGCATAGAAAAAAGAGATACATATGGAAACCTTTTAAGTTCATTTCCTTCAATTATGGGTGTTAATGAATTAACATTAGACCCAAATCAAAATTTATGGTTCACTTATAGTTATAGTAGAATTGGGTGTGTTGATAATTTAACAGGAGAAGTTACCACTTTTAATATTTTAGATAATAGCGATTTATCTAAATATGCACCCCAAAATGTAACAATACCAAATATAAATACTGATGAAACGGCTTTAGAAGGTATTGCTTGTGATCAAAGAGGATATTTATATGTAATTAATTCTATAGAAAATAGAGTTTATGTATATGATACAAAAACTAAAAAATATATCAATAAATTTTTTGTAAACCCAGAAGGTTTTACTTTTTGGACACCTTACGAAGAAGGACCAACAAAAATAGAATATAATCAATGGAATAAATCATTACAAGCTCATGGAGATTGGATAGGAACAAAATGGTTAAATAAATATGGAACAAAAAAACCATATCAAAAAACTATAACAGGACAATCAGTATCTTTAAATTTTATAAAATCACCATCTTTTACTTTGGATGATAAAATTTCATTTTTAGCATCAACTTTTTATAAATACATAGAAACTGATAAATTAGAAAAAATAAAAGTAATACCCAGAAGATCAACAGCTAAAGATATAGACTCTTTTAATATAGATTTTTTCAAAATAAAAGAAAATTTTGATCTTGCGGGTCAAATTAAATCATACGCTTTAACTCCCACTTTATATAATAGTACATATTTATTTGATAATTTTTTCCCATCCATATATGGCTCATATCCATATGATCATTATGATTTGGGGATTTATTCATATGAAAAAATAGCAAATTATGTTTTAAATCATTCAGATGTTGATACATGTAATTTGGAAAATCTTTATAGTTTATCTGAATCTGTTAATAGAAATACAGATGATTATAAGTTAAATTATCCTTTAGAAATTAAAAGATTAATGGACATGTTATCTATTAATCCTTCTAGATTATTTGGTTCAACTCAAAAAAATCAAAATAATTTCAAATACCCAGACGAAAATGGAAATTACAATAGAGGTGCATTATTAACATCAAATTATACAGTAACTGCTGGTGTTCCTGTGGTTTTAAAAACAAAATCTTTAGAAAAATATGAATTGATTCAAACAGGTCCAATTTATATAACATATGAACAAGATAATCTTACAAAAAGTTTAAACAACTTTACTAGAATAATTTCAAATATTTATGATATACCACCAACATCACCTTCAATTTTTATAAATTCTACAGATAATTCATATAAAAATGCTGCTGATAATATATTAAGATATAAATCAGATTTACAATTACAAGTTGTTAAATATGCAAAATATCATTTTCCACAAGCATTAAAAACGGATGCTTTATCAGCAAAATGTTATAGAGATACAGGATATATTATAGATGCATTAGCCGCTGATTTAAAAAATAACGCAAACCATAGATGTATTGAAGTTGGAGATGTTTATTTTAAAGGTGCTATTTTAGAAAGAAAAAATAATTCTGATAGTAGCGTTCCAATGTTACCATCAAATCAAGTATATGCTACGATACAATCCATTAAATCTTTAATTTATTATATTAATGGCTATCAAATTCCTTTACAACCAACACCATTTACAACAGTTGGTATATTATCTAGCGAAGAATTAGGTTCATCAAGAAAAAATGATGTTTTTAATAGAATTTCTGATATAATTTATCCATTAGATAATGATGGAAGAAAAAGTGCATATAATCCTCCGGGAAATCCAAGTCAAAAAGATATAGATTTAGGGAAAACATTATTGATCAATAAAGAAAAAATACAAGATGAGGTAGCATCTTATGTTTTTCAAAAAAAATATTTGGATATTGGTCCAGAACCAGATCCAGCATTATCCGCTAAATGCAAAAGAGATATTGGTTTAATGGTAGATGCTGTAGTTAATGATTTATCAAAAGGAGCAATATCTAAATCAATAGCATATGGATTGTCTTATTGGATTGGAAGTACAAGTAGACTACCAGAAAACTTAATACCAAATCAAAAAATTAATACTGTAGATACTATAAACTATCTTAAAAATATAATATTTGACACCATTGCACCAATATTAAGTGGATATAATCAACAATTAGATATAATTGACAAAAGCTTAAATAACATTTCTAATATAATTTTAGATAATAATAATGTACCTCTAACTTTTCCAGCAGGAAAACCAACAGATACAACTTATGAAATAGCTAGTCGAAATATATTAAAATATAAAAAAGAATTACAACAACAAATTGTAGAATATGCAAAAAACAAATATCCTTATGCTTTAAGTAATTCTACTCTTTCTGCTAAATGTTATAGAGATACAGGTTATCTTATTGATGCAATAGTTGCCGATATTTCAAATAACACAAACCATAGATCTATTGATGCTGGTGATGTTTATTTTAAAGGAGCTTTATTAACAGAACCACATCTTAATACAACTGTTCCACTATTACCAGCAAATCAAGTAGAAGCAACTATATATTCTATTAGTGCATTATCTTATTATATAAACGGTAAGGATATACCAACATCTTTACCATCATTTACAAAAACGGGAATACTTTCTAGTATAGAAACTGGGTCTGCCAGATGTTTGGATGTAGAATCTAGAATAGCAAATATTATCTATCCATTACAAAATTATGGACAATTAAATCAATACGAACCTCAAAGATTTGTATCAGAAGAAGATATTAATGTTGGTGATTTAATAATTAATAATAAATCTCAAATACAAGATTTAGTATCAGATTATGTTGCATCAAAAGGTTATTTGGTTATAGATTCAACATCACCACCACCAAAATTAACTGAAAAATGTAAAAGAGACGTAGGATTGATGGTTGATGCTGTTGCTAATGATTTAATAACTGGTGTTGTATCTAAATCCATACAATATGCATTGGCTTATTGGGAAGGAAGCACATCTAGAATACCTGATGATAAAATTCAAAATCAAAAATATAATACATTAGATACTATTCTTGCTTTACATAGAATTTTATTGAAAATTTATTTAAAAAATAACGATAATCAAAATAATCAAAAATTATCAGTATATCCATTACAAAATTTAGTTAATTTTTTAGGTTTAAATGATCAAATTGATGCATGGCAAAAATATTATGAATTTTATGAATTTGTATCAACCACAAATACAAACTATTCAGATAATATAATTGATTGGAATAATCCACAAACAACAATTGTCAATAATATAACAAGTATATATGATTGGGTTGGTGATGAAAAATTTATAGATACTATTTTTTCATATAATCTTTACAAAGGTTTAGATATATTTTAAATGTTGTAAATTGAATGTTTGATCTAAATATTATAGTAAAATGACAAATACAAAAGTATTTCAATTAAGTACAGTAGGTAGTTATCCTTTTGAAAAATATCAGGCTAAACCTATAACTTTTATTGGAGGTTTGCCATTAGATTTCACTTCAATTAATTGGAATGAATTAGATGGAAGTGGTAGTGCGATACCATCAAATGGGTCATTAATTACAAAAAATTATCTTAACTATCATAAAAATCCTTTAAATCAACTTTTAAGTTATTCGAATCCTTATTATAAAATTTTTATAAAATATAATAATGTCAATTTTAACAAATATTCTACTAAATTTCAATTGTTTACATCAATTAATGATACTCAATATATAGAAAATGTTTCAACTATAACTTTATATAATTTTGAATCAAATTATTCTTCTTTAGTTTTAGATATTAGTTCTGTAAGAAAAAATTTTAAAACACCTTATGAATTTTATTTCTTTTATGTACAATTGAATGATATAACAAAAAATTCTTATGGGTATATGTTATATCCAAATAGAATTTTTTTAAAACCAAAAAGTATAACAAAAGTTAACAACAAATGGCAACTTAAAACTAATATTAAATTAATAAGTGCTACAGAAGTACATATTCAATCAACAGAAATAGAAAAAGATGCTTTTAATTTACATAAAACACGTTTGAATAGTTTACCACCAAACATAATAAACATACCAGATACTTTAGACTCTAATAAAGTTTATTTTGATATATATGGCAATATAACCAAAGTAAGTTATCCAGCAGTTGATTTATATAATTCTAGTATTGTTCCAAAAAGTTCTAGTTTTTATTTAGAAACAGATATAGCATATATTAATCCTGATTCTACTTTTGTATCTTTTAGTTCAATATATACAGATATTGATAATAATAAAAATATTATTTCACAAAATTCAAAAAATGATAGCTATTCTTATCAAGTTCAATATTTTAATCCAACACATATATTAGAATATGATCCAAGTAATTATAAACAAACTTATCAATTACTTCAAACTGCATTAAATCCAAATTTAGAATTAGCCAGATCCGAAAATTGCGTTTTGAGTGCGGATTTTAATTTAAATTCTGGTTTATTTAATTTTTATAATTATAATACTAGATCGGCTGTTAAATTTAATAGTAAATTTCCTTTAAAAATTGATTATATAGCGGATTGTTACAAACTAAAAACAATAAATGTTTCTGCTTCATCAACTTTAACTAATTCCGAATTAAGTGCATATGATGGTTTAAGTTTTGTTTTAAAACAACCAATTAGTTCTTCTTGTATTATTAATGACATTAGTTCATGTGATATTTTATGGGAAACTGACTATCCACCATATTGTTATTCTTATAAAATGAAAATAACAGATAATTCTGATAACTATTTGGATAGCAATGGTCTTAATTTTTATCTTAAATTAAATCCATTTTATCAAGATACAACTTCCGTAAAATTATCAGCCTTTTTTGTTTCGGATTTTAACGAATTAACAGTTCCAGTTGAATCAAATGATTTAATACGTTTTAGCATAGAATCGACATCTCTTGCAAATGATTATGATTTTATAGATAAAATTGTTTGTACTTACGGTGATGATAATAATCAAATTCCTTATAATATAAAAGATTCTTCTATATTTTCTGCATCACCAGACAAATATTTAAAAATATCTTATAATAATGTTAACTTTCAAGGACTTTTATTTTCTATAAAAGCAAGTTTAACTTCATATTCTGGACAAATAGATACTTTTGAATCAACAAATGTTCAATTGTTCACTCCAAATTTTGATAATAATAATAAATTATTTATTGATGTTTTTGCAGAAAATTCTAATGAGATAATTATAGATGGATCAGCAAACGTTTCAAGTATTGATTGGCCTAATAGAGATTTGACTAATAGTAAAATTTTATGGTTTTATGGTGGTAATGATAAAAAATTATCTTTAAATTATGTTGATACTGAAGGAAATTTTATTAAACCAATTACAGGTGAAGATATTTTTGATAGCACAACATGGAGAATAAAACTTTCAGGATATGGTCCAATATTAACATCCATTTCTTTATCTTCGCAAAAATACAATCAAGTTTCCACATTATCTACAAATCCAAATTTATATGATTTCTTATCAGAAGGAAAAATAAAAGTTGGTGTATTAAAACAATTAGATAATCTAAATAAAACTAGAACCATAGAATTAACAGCAGCTATTCCTTATGGTGATAGACTTTTTAATATACCTAAAACAATTCCAATTAATTGGACATGGGAATATGATGAAATTCAGGATCCTACACTTCAACCTATATCTGTAATTCAAACTCTTAACAATAATATAGAATACGTGTATAGTTTAAATGATTTTTCTACAATATTAAGTGCAATAAAAGTAAATGTAGTACCAGAATATTCCAAATTAAGTCCGAAAAATCATAAAGTAAAAATAATAGCAAACATCGATGTTGTTCAACCATCAATAACAGGATTTTATAGTTTTAACGTTGATGATTTCCCTGATCCAAGTATTTTTAATTGTGATTTTCAAACATATTATACAGCTTATAGTTCTAATCCAAATTATAAAATAGCTGATACTAGAGAAGATCAAAACACAATAACAAGATCAGAAAATAGTGTTTTAAATTTAACTTTTTCTGCAAATAGTGATGTTCTTCCATATATTACTAATGCAACTTTAAATTGGAATTTTGACAATGTTAAAAAGCTAACAAACGAATATATTTATAAAATAGATTTAACAGATCCATTATCTGGATTAAGTCCTAAAATATTAAATAATATAAAAGTTTCTTCTTGTGATATATCATTAAATTTGTATTCTGGTTATGCTCCGGGATGGACAAGTGCTCATAATGTAAGTGCAACAACCCATATTTTTATATTAAGTTCTATTGATTTTTATAAACCATTAAAATTTATTATATACCCAGAATATGCATGGTTAAATAATGATAATGATTATACACTTTTAACATTTTTAAGTACAGATCCTGATGATGCTAGTTATTTTACAAATTCTTATGCTCCAAGTGCTTATTTAAATAAAAAATCTGGCAGTCAGACTTTTTGGGTATCAGCTAATAAAAATCATTTTGAAGAATACTTTTATCAAAATAAAGAAAATTATTCAATTGTAACAGCACCATCTTCTTATTATTTGATAGATTTACCTTATAGTTTTTCCGATATTACTGTTGCAAGAGGATTACCAATATCATTAATTGCATATAATAACAATTTTTATCCAGAAAATATAAATTTAAAATATATAGATCAAATTTATGATATTATTGATACTGAAAATAAAATTATAACACAAGACGATTATACATATTTGGTATCAAATTTTTATAAAATAACTTCACAGACAATTGATGGTTACAGATATAATTTAAATGGATATGATAAATTTTTTACAAATCCAATATTTAGACCCTATAATGATGCTCTTTTAGTTTATACACCATATTGTAATAATGAACTTGTTTCAAGTCTAAATATCACCGAATTAAGTGGTGGAATAATATCAATTAATCAATATATTGAAACTTCACCTACATTACATCCAGCAAAAATTGTTAATGGTAGTATTGTTTATTATTTGTCTTGTTTATATTGGACTATTAGTTCAGTGGTTAATGTAAATTCTGAAAATGTAGGGGTTAGTTCTTATTACGATTTATTTAATATAAAATACGGAGATCCCGCATACCCATCGTATGCTGGTGAATTAGGTTTGGCTAATTTTTATTTTTATGCAGAGCCTAAATTAGTTCAAAAAATACCACCCACAACTTTTGATAATTATTTGAATACAAGTCAATATCCTGTAAATCCAGATCTTTGGGAGGGAGTTAATTTATCATGAGTCTCATTAAAAAAAGAAATACTAATTTGTCAGCATATAGTAATAAAGTTAAACAAAATTATTATATGTCAACTTATTATGCTCTTACAAACACTGATGTTTTTATAGATTTTCAAAATAGCATATTTTTTAATAACAATTCAAACTTTTTTCTTCAAAATTATACTGTTGATTTTGGTGATGGTAGCACTCCTGTTTTAATAAATCCAAATCAAAAAGCACATCATAAATATACAGCCGCAGGTATTTATAATGTTTCATATTCTGCTAATTATTTTCAAAATTCACAATCATTAAATTTACAATATAAAACAGAATTGCCTTTTATTATTAAAAATCGTTGGGAGACATATAATCCAAATTATGTTAGAACTAATGATGAAATTGTATTAGATTTACCTTATACTTTTGATCAAATTGAAATACAACCAAATGAATGGGGAGTTGAAGATATTTTTAATACATCAATTTACAGATTACAAGAATGTTTAGATTATTTAAATAATAAATCTCAAATTATTAATACATATTCACCAACTTTATATTTTGGCTGGTTGGGAAATCTTATTGGAACATCATCATCTTTTTTACAATGGTCAACACAATCTTACAGATCAACTTATGTAAATAATCCAGAACTTTCAAAATCTTCTGGAATTTCTTATTTTGAAAATGTAATTGATGCAATTGAAACACAAATTAATGATGACAGTATTTTATATATATTAGATAATTATAGATTAAGAATTTTTAATAATGGTGCAATTCCAAGTGAAATAAATATTTTTGCTGGAGATGATACGTCTTTCTTTTTATCAAATCCAATTTCAATCGATGTAAATGAAAATGGTGATGTTTTATATATTGCAGATCAAATAGAAAATGTTATTTATAAAATAAAATTTTCTTTAATAGATGCAGATAACCATAAAGGAAATATCAATATACAATTGTTTACGGGTGGTTTTGGGGGTTTGATTGATAATAATAATTTTAATACACCAACACAAGTGTGCTATTCAAACAATAATGTTTATGTTCTAGATTATAACAATTATTGTATAAAACAATACAATCAAGACTTAAATTGGCTATTCACTTATAGTATAGATTCTTTTAACAATGATAGACCAATAAGCATAGCATCTTTTAAAAATGGATTACTGTATGTTTTAACAGAAAAATATAATGTCTATATATTTGATAATAAATCAAACTCAGTTTTTGAATATTTTCCAATAAAAGAAGCAAACGATGGTTATTCTTTGAATAAAATATCAATTGATGAAACTGAAGATTTCATTTTTATTTTAACTGAACAATTTATATACAAATATACTTTATCTGGTTCTTATGTAACCACAGTCAATATACCTAAAACTAATGATGTTAAATATACAAATATTAAAAAAAGTAAAAATGGAACATTGATTATAAGTTCTAATAAATGTATTTTAAAATGTCAAGATATACTTCAAACATTTAAGTTAGGGGAAGGTTTACCTTATGAATATTGGTCAAAAGAACAATTATCTGTAAGTAAAAATGAATTTGTTTCTGATTTAATTTATAATAGATCTTTAATTAGAATGGTTCAAAACATTAAAACTTTTAGAGATACTTTAAATTCAAGATTTGTAATTGCTACTGAAAATGTAAGAAATAACATTGTAACTTATTTTTCTTATTTACCAATAGATAAAACAGAATTTCCTACATTTTCTGAAGATATAGAACAAGAAAATTTAGGCGTAGGTGTAAATGAACTACATACACCATCTGTAATCAATAAAGAACTAGAAAAAATTTATAATTCTTTATTAATATTAAATAACTTTTTAAGTATTAAAAATTATGTTGTTGGAAATGAAGATTGTTTAGAATCTTTTTGTTGGTCTTGGGATGCTACTTCCTGCTATAAATTAAAATTACCAGTTTTAAAAACATGTAGTATCAATCCTATTAGTTATCAAGAATTATTAGCACAAGAACAATCAATTGATATGATGTATGCTCCAAATACAACTTGGGGTGATTCTATATCAAAATGTTGTGATAAAGAGTAAACATTAAAGATAAGTATTAATGATTCAATAATAGTAGCCAGAAATGGTTCCTGATAATATCAGAGGCTTGAGAATAATATGAGTAATAGATTTCATTCAAAATTTCACAGACAAAACCATCACACGTATCCTAATTCATATAATCCAGATGCGAGTCATGATCCTATAGCAAGTAGACAACAACCATTTCAAGGCGATTTTGTTTTACAAGGTGCCCTTAGTTGTTATGCACCTTTAAGTGCTACGGCTGGTTATTTTTATAGCAATTATACAGCATTATGTGCTATTGGATTAAATAAAGGTTTACATGTAAATAATTCAGGTAGTACAAATAGCACTGGTATTTATGTTTATAGTACTGGTATTGCTCTTTCGGCTTATTCCACAAATTACGGAATTAATGTATATGCACCAAATTATGGTGTTAGTGTATTTGGTGGACTTTCGGGTATAATATCGTATTCACCAAATTATGGGATAACATCTTATGGTGGTATTTATGCTGGTAGATTTTCAAGTTTAATAAGAGGTTTATCATCTTATGGTGGTGCTTATGGTTTAGATGCAACATCACCCAATTATGGTATAAATTCTTATGGTGGAGCTTTTGCAGTAAATGCTTATAGTCCACAAAGAGGATTGTCTGCATATGGTGGATTGGTTGGTGCTGATATATATTCACCACAAACAGGAATAAATGTAAAAGGGCTGGGTGCAGCTATAATAGCTTTTAGTCCAACAGTAGCACTATCTTCTGGTGGCGGTGGTGTTAATAGATTTGATAATAGAGTTGGTATATTTAAAACCCCAGCTTCTAATATGTCTTTGGACGTTAAAGGTAACTCTTATATTGATGGGGATTTAACTGTAACTGGTGACATTTCAGCATATGGTGTATTTTCTTATTTTGATACAAAAGTATCAATAACAAGTTCATTAAAAGTAACAAACATAGGAACTGATGCGGCTGTTACAATTTCTCAGCAAGGAGCTTATCCAGTTTTAGTCTGCTATGATGCAGATCAAAGCACAGTCATACCATCTTTTATAGTAGACGGTGCTAGTATGGGTTGGGTTGCTTTGGGTATAGCTACACCAACAGCACCATTTCATATAGTAAAAGATTACTTTCAAACAAACAATCAACCCCACATAAGAATTACTGATGGTTTGGGTTCTCCAAAAACATTGGTAATGGGAACATCCACAACAAATTTTATTTCACCTTTCATTGGAACCGAAACAAACCATGATTTACGTTTTGTTACAAATAATATCACAAGAATGCTAATTACGAATACGGGCGATCTTTCTTCTTCTGGTAATCTAACTCTTGGTGGCAATCTTTCAGCAAGCGGATTAACCATTACTGGAGATATGTCTGGTTCTGGTAATCTAACTCTTGGTGGTAATCTTTCAGCAAGTGGATTGACTATTTCTGGAAACATATCCGCTTCT